ATTGACCTCCACACAGGGGGCGGCCACCGCTGCCGGCAATGCGGCGCGTGAGGCCGGCAGAACAGCAGCTGATGGCAGTCAGGAGGCTGCGACGGGTTGGCAGGCGGTCATGAAGTCGCTGGCTGACTATGCCAAGGACGCCATGGATTGGGGCAAAGGGCTTGGCCAGACGTTGGTCAACGGTTTCCAGTCTGCCGAGACCGCATTCCGCAACTTCGTCGAGACGGGCAAGCTCGAGTTCAAAGGCCTTGTGGCGTCGATCCTTGCGGACCTCGCGGTCCTGCAGTTTCGCAAGGCGGTGCTTGGCCCGATCGCAGATGCGCTCTCTGGAGCGTTTGGAGGCTTTGGCGGCGGACCTGCTGTCACCGCGGCCGTGTCGCACGCGGGTGGCGTGGTTGGCATCTCGGGGTATTCGCGGCAGGTTCCGGCTCTCGCGTTCGCGGGCGCGCCACGCATGCACTCTGGCGGCTGGGCCGGGCTTCGGCCTGATGAGGTCCCGACGATCCTTCAACGTGGAGAGCGTGTCCTCAACCGCCGCGAAGCTGCGCAATATGGCAGCGATACAGGTGGCATGTCGCGCGTTCGTATCGAGCTGGGTGATGGGCTTGTCGGGAGCATTCTTGACCGGGCCAGCAACCAGTCCGTTCAGATCGTGCAGGGCAGCCTTCAAGAATATGACCGATTGGTCGCGCCGCGCACTGTGGCCCGCGTCAGCCAAGATCCGCGGCGGAGGGGATAGTCATGTTGTCTTATCCACTCAGTCACGCCCAGTTCCTCGGAGCGCTGCGCGTCGAGGAGGTGACGTTTCGGCTGTCGCATCCGCAGGAACACACACGCCTTGGCGATGGCACGGTGATCAGCGCGAGCCTTGGGGCCGCGCTCTGGACCGGCAGTATCCGGCTGGCGCAGGCCAATCATCCAAGGCACGCACAGATGGAGGCGCTGATCGCACTGATGGATCAGCCAGGGGCCACGTTTCTGTGCCATGATCCCCGGCAGATCGGCCCAGCGAATGATCCCACGGGTTCCATCCTCGGCAGCCGAACCGTGACCATTCACTCGGTTGCCAGCAACATGCGCGAACTGCGGATCACCGGGCTGCCAAGCGGATATGTAATGTCGCAAGGCGACATGCTGGCATTTCAATACGGCAGCAGCCCGGTTCGACACGCTCTCCACCGCATTGTAGTGGGCGGTGCTGCCGCCAGCACCGGGCTGACACCTATGCTAGAAGTCGTCCCCAACCTGCGCCCGGGCGCGGTGACTGGGCTGGCTGTCCAGCTGATCCGCCCCGCCTGCAAAGCGCGGCTTTTACCAGACCCGACCTATGGCGCGGGACGCCAGGCGCTCAGCCGAGGCGCCAGTTTCGATTTCATCCAGACCCTGCGGTGAGACAGTGCAAACCGTGCAAAAGTCTGCGATCAGAGACTATTCGCCAATGTCCTGCCACGGGTTAATCAGGGGAGCACCTGTTGCTGCGAAGTCTGCCGTGTTGCGCGTGACAACCGTCAGGCCATGTTCCAAGGCCGTCGCGGCAATCAGCGCATCACGCTCGGATTTCGGGTCGGGAACATGCAGCCGGGCGCAGCGCCTGGCAATTGCGATGTCGATGCTGAGCGTCCGATCTTCAAATTCGGGACAGACCTGAGTCTCGAACCACGTACGCAGCCGCGCTCCCTGTGCGGGGTCACGCCGTTCAGCACGCAAAATACCGATTTCTAGCTCCATCAAGGTCAAAGCCGAGATGAACATTTCACCCGCATCAACCCTGCTGACCCAAGCGACAACGGCAGCATCAGCCTTGCCGTCCCCGACTTTTCTGAGCTCGGAGATCACATTGGTATCAAGAAGATACATCAGTTGAAGTCAACTTCGAGGGCTTTCAGACCAGATTTCTCGGGCTCAAATGAAATATCCGACAGACCTGGGGCTGCCAAAACAACAGCCAGGTTTCGACGACCGCCGCTTAGACGGCGGTATTCCGTCCAGCTGAGTAGAACATGCGATGGCCGCCCGCGATCAGTGATCACGACAGGGCCGTCTTCCGCCGCGCGTTTGGCCCGGCCAACATCCTGATTGAGCTCTCGGCTTGAGACTGTGTGGACGCCCATCGCACCCTCCATGATCAATGTAGGTTCATTACTACAATTTGTACGACGCTGCAACAGTAGCTGCCTCTCTCACCACATCATTCGGTAACCCCATGCGCATCCTCGATCCAACCTCAGCGGCGTATCTCGTCGCCCGCACCGGCGTGGCCAGCCGTCACATGGTGCATGTCATCGCCCGCAATCGGTCGACTGGCGCCCCGGAAGCCCTCGGCCTCTGGCAGGGCGACGACCATCTGACCATCGCCATCAATGGCACCAACCGCACCTATTACGGCGCGGGCGGTCTGATCGGTGTGGAACCAATCCGCGCGGGCATCGGCCTTGAAGTGCGCATGCTGCAGGTCGCCCTCAGCCCCCTGACACCAGAGGTTGCACTGCTTCTGCGCGGCTATGATGCGCGCCTGGCGCCTGCCGAAGTCCACCGCGGGCTTCTGTCGCTCGAGACCGGTCAGCTGATCGCCGAACCTATCCGGGTGTTTCGCGGCTGGGTTGATGAGGTGAAGATCCGCACCGGCGAGGTCGGCGGCACGGGCGAGGCCACGGTGACGCTGGCGAGCGCCGCGCGGGGCCTGACACGCGCGCTGACCCTCACCCGCTCCGACGCCGAGATGCGCCGGCGCAACGCGGGCGACCGCTTTCGGGACTATGCCGATGTCGCAGGTGAGGTTGGCGTCTGGTGGGGCGAGAAGCGGGAGCGCGCTTGATGGACCGGCTTTCCTTGCTCATTGCCTATGCCGCGGACTCAGGCCAGCGTCCGTTTCGCCCGGGGCGACATGATTGCGCGCTCTTTGCAGCGGGCTGGGTGAAGATCTCTACCGGCCGCGACCTCGCCCGCGGCTGGCGCAGCACCTACCGCAGCCTGCGTCGCGGCCGACAACTGATGCAGAACGCGGGCTTCGCCGACCATGTGGCATTCGCGGAAGCGCATCTGCCCGAGATCGCCCCCCAAGCCTTTGGCATCGTCGCAGGCGAGATGATCTACTGCCTGCGCCCTGAGGGCCTCGGGCTGGTCCCCCGCAGCGCGATGCGCCGCGCTTTCAACGTAGGGAGAGACTGATGCCTCCTGTTGGCGCAGCCATCGCAGCAATCGGTGTAGCAATCAGCGGAACTGTCGCGGCAGTATCCGCCTTTGCGGCAAGTTCGTTCATCGCCTCGATGATCGTGAACACGGCGATCTCGGTCGGGATTTCGCTGATCGCACGGGCGCTCACACCCAAGCCCAAGATCAAACAAAGCGGCATCCAGACCGCTGTCACCACCACAGGTGGCACCGAGCCACAAGGGTTTATCCTCGGGCGCACCGCCACCGCCGGCCACCATGTCTGCCCGCCAATGAGCCATGATGATGGTGGCACGCCAAACGGGTTTCTGACCTATGTGATCGAACTCAGCGATCTGGCTGGCATTGGTCTGAGCCGCGTCATTCTGAACGACGGCTATTCTGACTTGGGCCCCACGGCACATGTGGATTACGGGTTTCCGCTTCTGGGTCAGCGCGTCAGTGGCAAGGATCACGCCTGGATCAAATTCTACAATGGTAGCCAGACCTCAGCCGACCCAATGCTGGTTGCAAAATATGCCAGCTACCCCGACCGGCCTTGGAGCAGCAGCTTTGTGGGCCATGGCACTACCTATGCCATTCTGACGTTTCGCTATAACCGCGAGGTCTTCAACAACCTGCCCAATGTTCGCTTCGAGCTGGACGGCATCCCGTTGTACGACCCCCGCTTTGACAGCAGCGGCGGCGGCTCCGGCCCACAGCGCTGGAACACCCCTGCCACCTGGGCGCGCTCGGCCAATCCTGCTGTGATGATCTACAACATCCTGCGCGGCCTGCGCCTGCCCACCGGCGAGATCTGGGGCGGCGAAGTGCCCGGGGACGATTTGCCGCTCGACAACTGGGTCACGGCGATGAACGCCTGCGATGCGCCAATCGGCACCCGTCCCAGCTTTGTGGCAGGTCTTGAGGTCAAGCTGGACATGGATCCGGCCGAGGTCATCGACGAGCTGGCCAAGACCTGTCTGGGTCAAGTCAGCGAGATGGGCGGTGTGTTTCGCATGCGCGTCGGCGCGCCGGCCGCACCTGTGCAGTTCATCAGTGACGAGGACATCGTGATTTCGGCGCCGCAGGAGCTGGATCCGTTTCCGGGCCTTGCCGCCAGTGCCAATGCGATCTCGTCGGAATACCCCGAACCTGCGAGCCTGTGGACCTCGCACGCAGCCCCACAATTGCTGAACACCGCCTGGGAGCTCGAGGACGGTGGCAGGCGTCTGCCCACCAGCGTCAACTTCCCGGCCTGTTCAAACCAATCCCAGGTCGCACAGCTGATGGCGGCCTATATCAAGGACGCGCGCCGCTTCCGGACGCATCGCCTGGTCCTGCCGCCCGAGGCCTTTCTGCTCGAGCCGCTCGACACCCTCGCCTGGACCTCTGCGCACAACGGCTACACCAACAAGATTTTTGAGGTCGTCGAGATCACCGACCAGCCCGGCACCATCAACCAAGAGCTGGTGCTGCGCGAACGCGACCCCGGCGACTATGGCTGGAGTGCCGCGCAGGATTTACCGGCAGTTGTTCCGGTCACCGGTCTCTCTGCGCGGCCACCA